TATGAAATAATGAGCAGCGCTTTCCTTTTTTGGTGGCGATGTTTAGGAGGAATCTACTTCGTCAAGCATATTGCTGATGTAATAGGGGCACCGAGTGTTGAAAACCTTCACCGATTTGAGGAATGGACCATAAAATATAAGCATCGTGATCAACTGAATACATATGGGGGCTTTAGTTACGTAGCCACTTTTCTAACTGATTTCCCTCATAAAACACACGCAGAAGTTGCTGCCATGGTGGAAGCAACGCCTTGGTATCAAAAATTATTTATGAATAGAAATCCAACGCCGCCAAGACCTACTGCTCAGCCACCAGTGTCTGTGGAACCGAAGAAACAGGTACAACAGGCACTAAGACCGGGGCCGACTGCGTCGGGAAGACCGGGGACTCCTTTTCCTCTGTTAGAGGAATCACCCCAACTACCTTCTCTATTTCAATCATTGCTGTTTTCACCCGAATAAGGTCTGCTTCGCATGCGGCCCATTTACCAAATCCATATGACATAGTCTGGTTCTTCTGATTATGATAATAGAAGCACAAGAAAGGCGCACCCAAACATGTTGTACTCATAGATACATTTGCTAGTGAAGGAATATGGATTACTTCATTACCAATGCGGACAAAACGGGGCATCTTTATTTATATACCGTAACAAAAAAAAGGGTCAATTTTTGTTAAAAAAGACCAGAACCAGTCATATGAATTAAATCACGATTAATAATATGAGGTAAAACATTTTGTTCATAGTCCTCATCTTCCTTCGTACGAACATGACTTGTCCGAAGTTGTAACATAGTTCCCGGAGATGTAGCAGCAAATCCCTCTTTTATAGCATCAGTTGCAATTAAAACAGCAAGTAAAGAAGCAATTGTTAAAATAATTAATAAAAAGAATCGGATCATTCTGATTTAATACACCATGATATATTAGTTCCAAATGGATTTATATATTGTAATCCCGGCCAAATAGGAAGCCATGAAAAATTGGGTAGAATAACAACTTTCTTCACACCACATATTTTAGCAAATTCAACTAATCCAGAATCATTTGATATAAACGAATCACATTTATTAAAAAAAGTAATTGACTCTTCAAAACTTTCACATACATAAATATTTTTCTGAGCATCATATGTTATAGTTCTAGCACTTAAAAATGGCGGATAATAACACTCATCCGAACACATATAAACTACATGTAAAGTATCTTCTTGAGCAACATATTGATTTAAATACGATTCAATGTCAGGTGTATGCCAAAAATTTCTATGAGTGTCAATACGATTACGATGTCTAAAAAAGTATACAATTGTTTTAGGATATTCTGACATTTTTTGTAGAGCATTTTCATTATTAACTTCAACTTTCTTAGTGATTGATTTCCCTAAATATGTCCAAAAACCAGCAGATACTGCTTCTTCCTGTGAACATAAAATATTTTTAGGAGTATTTTCAAATAATTCCTCAAGTCGTTTCATTCCTTTATATTTCTCATTATCACAAGTAGTATCCCTAAAACTATGCCCGATTCTAATCGGAAATAAATATTCTTGATATTGGAATAAAAAAAAACCAGGAAATAAGTTTTCAATCACTTTACAAAAATTAGTAAAACTATAAATTGTGATTTTACCAGCCATATCAGGATTTTCTTTAGTATATTTTTCCAATTCACCTAAAATTATATCCGAAAAGAATCCAAGTTCGCCAAAATAATAATACATATTTACTATGAATTATTAAATAAACAATATAAATAAACTTAGCACAAATCCGCCGCCACCATTTCCTCTACTAACTTATCAAAAGGCGTTGTTGCTTTCCATCCCAACTGGTCGAATGCTTTCCGCGGATTAGCCAGTAATGTTTGAACTTCAGCCGGACGAAAGAATTGGGGGTCAATACGCACACGTATATTACCCGCCGGATCAAGACCCTTTTCATCCATACCTGTACCGACCCACGTCAACTCTTCTTGAAATGCCGTGCGCCAAGCAATTTCAATAAATTCTCGTACAGAATGCTGTTTTCCCGTTCCAAGAACAAAATCCTCAGGAAGAGGCGCCTGCAAGATTCGCCACATACCTTCCACATAATCTCGAGCATGACCCCAATCGCGCAAAGCATCAATGTTACCAATTTCAAGTGTTTCACGCTTCTTGAGGCCAATATCCCGTAAAGCCAATGTAATCTTGCGTGTAACAAAATCATCACCACGCCGAGGTGATTCATGATTAAATAAAATACCATTTACTGCGTAAAGCCCGTACGATTCCCGATAATTTCGCACAATCCAATAAGCATACAACTTAGCCACAGCATAGGGTGACCGTGGGTAAAAAGGCGTGTTTTCATTCTGCGGAACTTCCATAACCTTCCCATATAATTCACTCGTGCTAGCCTGGTAAAAGCGCAATCTGCTTCTATCTTCTTCTGATTGAGTCCGCATCCACTCCAAGAGAGATAAGGGTGCTAGTGCATCAACCTTAGCAGTGAATTCAGGCATTGAGAATGACTGACCCACATGACTCTGCGCGGCCAAATTATAAAGTTCAAACACTTCAGCCTTATTCTTAACAGATGACCAAATCTCAGTTAGTACATTCTGTATTGATGATGAATCTGTCATATCCCCCACATGGAGATGAAATCGCGAATTATCAACAACTTCAGAAATCCGTGTTAAATTTCGATGATTGCTAGAACGTCGCGCAAATCCATGGATCTCATAGCCCTTCTCCAACAGAAGTTCTGCTAGATACGAACCATCTTGACCTGAAACCCCAGTAATAAAAGCAACACGAATCATTTCCTGTATCCTGTTATTTTTATTTTTGCTAACTTTAAACTATAAAGTTGCCGTTTCGAAGATACCGATTCTTTCATTCGAGGAATCAAAAGCATCATAGCATTTCTTCGTTGCAACTCCCGATAAATCCAAATGAGAAGCCATACAATATACACTGCTTTCTAGCAAATGAATCTCCGCTGCTTGTTCCAATAATCCTTTATACATATAAAGAGGCTTATTTACAACCATCTCTGCTAGAATATAATAGGGATGGCCTAGTGGATAATGATTTTCATTCAAATCAAAAATTGGTTCTTGTGTTTGTCTGCTTAATTTATCCCAGATTTCCAAACGCTTATTCTGCGACTGCTGGTGAACTACGATGTAACGGGAAGACCAATTCTTTACTAGACGAACAAGCGCATCTGATTCAGGATTCGTAGGAATATAGAAATAATCCTGCCGTACTGACCGAGGAATCTTCATGTCATCGTAAAAAGAGTAGGGAAAGTCATAAACCCACGGCTGTGTCGGAATTTGATTGGGATTAATTAGGTGATTTCCGCACGCATATACAGTATATCCCTTCCGTTCCCAAACGCCACGATGAAATAAAAAGAACGGCTCCATCTTAGCATCATCATCAATCAAGTGTAATTTAATAGTGGGGTCATCCGCATAAAGAGCAGCAACATTTACACCGTATTTCTCTTTACAAACAACAAGCACCTCATCATAACAGGTTGATAGCCAGCGAACAGCACCGTTCAGCCAGAACATATCACCGAGGCCCAAATGTCCGTACAAAAAAGCCTTCTTCTTAGCATATCCCTTGACTTCTCTTAGTGTGGATGAAGTGATATGATTAATCTTTGCTTTTACGCGAAATCGCCGATCATTCTCATCCAAAATTACAGAGCAGATTTGCCCCAATTCCACTTCGGTTGGTTTAGCCACTCCTTCAGTCTGCCCATGAAACTTATCTTGCTGGTTCCAAATAGCAAGATTGACTTCCCGTAGAATTTTATAATGCCAAGCATATTTCCTAACAAATTCCTTTAGAATTGCGTAGAGAATGTCATATTCCTTTTTAGCAGCAGCAGAACGTTCTGAATCCGCAATTTTGGAACACTTGATATCTAAAATAGTTAGTTTATCAAGAGCCTCCCCAAGACTTACAGGCAAACTAATTTCACTCATCCAGATACATGAAATATAGGCTCGTGTCTTTAATCCGTGTACATTAAATTCGCAATTCCATTTTGGAACCGCAGCCAATTGTATCCTACACCAAATACAACAACTTCCCATTCAGTATTAATACCTGCTGCAGATTTGGGCGGTTCAACTTCCAAATCTAACCGAATATCTGCGCGACTAGCATTCAGAGTTCCACCTTGAGGAGCAAAAGTATCACGGTTTCCGTCAAACCCTATTGAGTAAATGTATTTATTATACAGTTCCGCAGCACCAGGAAGATTTATAGTGTCCACTGAACGCCACCACCGCTCAGGCTGATCTGCTAGAACCACTGTACCAACTAGGAGTTTTGCTCGGCGAAGCATGGGTTTTTGCGGCGAAAAAGTGGCTTCTACTTCATCTTCTAAACGAGAGCCAAAATTGGTCCATTCATTATAGCGGAAAACCCCTTTGCGTCGCAGAAAAAAGAAAAGACGTCGAATAGGATTATTCAGACCAGTTAAAGGCAATCCTACGAGGATACTATCTGCTGAGGGAGTGTTTATAGCATATTTGAGCGGCTCGGCAAAATTCATTGTCATAACCTGTTCTATTAACATCTCGTGTGGCTGCTGATATGCTGGTCTAATTGAATCATCCAAATAAGAAACACCGAACATCATGCGCGCGTCTTCAAAAAGTGGCGCGGCTCCCAAATTTGTCCATGTATCAAATACGGGCCATTCAAAAATAAAATCGCGATAAGCATTGACTTTTCCAAGTGGTGAATCAGTACAAGAAGATCGCGGTGTATCCCACATGCGCACACAATCCAAGAAGGGTCGCAGTGTTATATGAATACGCACAGGCTTGTCGCGCATTGAACAAAGAGGAAAAGCCGTATTTTTGCGCCGAGCAAACCAGAAGGGAAGCCAGCAATAGATATTTCCATCTTCAGTGGGAGAAATCAACATTTGCCGGCGAAAAGGCTCAGTAGAAGCGGCTGAGCCTACAATACTATCAGTCCATGCTGCTAATCTTTCACCGTTTAGACCAGCGGCACTAACAACCGTTGCCCAATCTCCATTAATAGTATCAATCGTAATTCCACCCACTTCCAACTCGGCTTTTTCAATGATAATAGCACCGAGACGATCTGTGTAAATCCACGACCCGCTAATATCACTGGGAAGAAAACAGTGTTTATCATCGCGTCGAAGCCCGTCTGTTATAGGACGCGGAATCCAAGTTCCGGGCTTGATAACAAGAGCACACCATTGCAAGAGGTCAGCATGTTCGGTCACGGGGACTGTAAAAGAAATTCTTGAGCCCCAGGTAGCGTCACCGGTATAGTTGCTTTCTAGCACTTCTGATGAGAAATTATGGTATTTTTGATAACTTGGTTGAACGACGCTTTCTTTGGAATCTGCTGGATAGAAATAATCATCAATTGGTCCTCGTTCTACGAGTGAAACAAGGCGTTTCATTTCGCCCACCGGTGCAGGCATCTCCTATCTTTTCAGCCGGTTATTTAAGTCATCAATGGAACGAATTAGGGTCTACCAGCAGTTATTTTGTTTAAAGTATAAGCAAGATAGTATACTATATGGAATATTTCGTTGTGCTATTTGACAATAAACCGGTAAAAGTCGTAGCAACACTGCTAGATGCTATGTTATTCATATCAAATAGACAAGCAGTAATTCATCGGATTCATCATAAAGACGATAAATTAGTCGTTCAAGAAATTTTTATTGAGTTGGGAAGTTCTCTAGTCTATCCTACTCAGAACTAGACATTGTCATAACACTCATTTACTAAGGACGTGATTCACCTGCAGCATTAACTCCTGCCGCATTGTACCCTTGATAATCATATCCATCTTTATCAAAGCCATTTTTATCATAACCAGCACGATTGAATCCAGAAGCATTATAGCCATTACGGTCATAGCCATCCTTATCCCACCCAGCAGCATTTAGGCCCATCATATCATAGCCCTCCGCATTAAAGCCATCCTTGTCAAAGCCGGCACGATTATAGCCCGCTGCGTTGTAGCCTTCACGGTTATACTGTTCACGGTCCCAGCCCGTAGCATTAAAACCGTCCTCTCCATAGCCTTCTTTGTCCCAGCCCAAGTGATTGAAGCCAATGAAACTAAATCCAGAAGCATCATAGATAAATGTTGTGGGAGTAGGTTGTCCGTTTTCAATAATATCAGTGACCGTAAATCCTGCCGCCGTCCAGACAGCCTTAATTCTGTCATAGGCATAGCCATAGAGAGTCTGCTTGTAGAAATCATCAGGGGATAAGAACATTTCAACATTCGTTAAATACGCGGGCATGCGAAGTGCTTGACGACCCGCCAACTTATCATCGCGGCTTCGGTAAGCATTCACAACAAAGAGTGTTCCAAAATCAGATGAGCCGAGTGCTTTTAAAAGACGAAAACAATCAATGCTCAGATATACAGTAGGAATTGTAAATCCCTCTTCTGTTGTGTAGGGTCCAGCAGTAATTCCCATTCTTCTGCTATCGCGATATAAAATTCTCTGTGCTGGAGGCCGCAAAAGTTAGGATTTTTATGATTGACTTGTAGCATTATAAAACATAATATTTGTTCCATCTGAGGCATATGTACCTGTGCTTCCAATACTCCAATAAAGTTCGCATGTGAAACCGCCACCCCATTCGAAAAATCGCAATTCAATCGCTGTATATCCTGCGGGCAAAACAACAGATGCTGAAGTATCAACTGTATCTCCGTGATACGTCCAGTTTTGTAATACAGTAGCACCATTAAAAAACAAAACGATACCGTCATCTGAAATAGTTCTAAATGTAACTACAGTTGTTGTGGCAGAATACATAAATCCTTTTGAAATAACACCTACATAATCAGATTGATTAATACGACTATCACCGTCCTGAAAATTAATAGGATTGTATGCTCCCGCAGTTCCAATTAATGCGCCCCATCCACTTGAACCAGGTCCATTAATAGATGGATCTGATGTAATATTGTAGAAACGTGTCCAGAGAAAGTTGCTGTATGCCGCTGCTGGTATATATGACTCTTGTGTGGGTTCAAATTTTCTATAAGGATGTATGGTTGGTAATGAATTTGTTAAACCCCATTTTGTTGCTAAATAGCCTTCTACTTTCTGTCGTTGAGCAGTTGAAAGAGCAATATTATACACAATTACTTCATATATTGTTCCCAACATTGGATAGTATGCAGTTCCACTTTCGATCTGAACACCAATTCCCACAAGGTCTGAACATGATGATGGATTTCCAGATGTAGAGGTTCCTGTTGTTGTTGTCGCAGTACCATTGACTGATCCTACAAATGTGTATGCGCTACTTGCTGATGATGAAGCACTTAAGGTAATTCCAAGCACAAATGGAGTTCCAAAACTATTTGTATATGTTGCTCGTGCATCATATCCAGATGCTGGATATGTTCCTGAACTATTTACACCTACATAGAGTTGCCCTGGTGCTATTGCAAAATAACTTGAGTATTTAAGTTTCCAGACAAGAAAAGATTGTGTACTCGAACCGCTAAAGTTTACAACCATAAAAACACTATCACTAGAAGATGTTACGAATGCAGGACAACTCATACCACTTGTACCTGTAAATGAGAGTCCTGGAAGACCATTTAATGACCTAGTTACAAGTGTTGGATTTGTTGGTGTTGCTATAGAAGCAATCGAAGTAAGCGCAGTCGCACTATTAGAATTTCCACTTTTATCAACCCAGGATGAGATACCAGTTCCATTCGCTGGAGTAGCACCTGTTCCAGTAGGGTCTGCACCATCTAACCAAAGAGTACATCCAGAAATATTTATTGGCAAAAAGGGAATCGCTGATGAAGGAGGTAACCTTGTATACGGGTGTCCAGATACAAGTGAAGATTGTATCCTCCATTTCCATGCTAAATATCCTTCAATTTGCTGTCGCTGTGAAGTAGAAATTTCACCATTATACATTATAATTTCAGCAAGATCACATGAATTATTATACCAATTTGTATTAATCGTATAAGTTACACTGTCAGTTCGATAGGCTGTAGCAATGTTATTAGTGGTAAGAACATAACTTGTTCCATCTACATTTTGAAAGTTAGAAGCAGTTGATGTAGCACTATTTATCCATGCGTACTGTTTCATAACATTAAATCCATTAGGAACAGTTTGACCTGTTGAAACACCATTTGCATTACCTGAAGGACCTTCTGCCATTAGATATGAACTTGTACCTGTATTTGTTGGAACACCGGGTCCAAAAGCAGAATCTTGTCCGTTACCTTGTGTTTGATTGATAATCGCAAAATATTGTGTAAAGTTTGGACCTGAAACAGTTACTTGAGTAGTTTGTCTAAATACAGCAAACCAGGCTCGTGCTTGGTTTGGAATTGCGACTGTAAATCCTAATTCTGTTCCTACAGGAAACTGAACAATATTAAGTCCATTAAATGTTGCTGTTCCACTTGTAACAACTCCAATACGAGAAACAGCACTTCCATCCCATGATCCTTTATTTCTCCAACTAGTTACCTGTGTTCCACTTCTTGTTATTGTACTTCCATCAGCAGCATCCCACCAAAATAAACAATTTGGAATATCAATTGGACTGAATTGTCGTGAAAAGGGACGAATACTAGCAAAGGGATGTATAAGTGGAAGGGCTTGAGTTGGTACAGAGATATTCCACTTAGTAGAAAGATATGATTCTATGCCTTGACGTTCTATCGTAGAAAGTGGAGTTCGATACCAAATAATTTCAGCAATATCACCAGAATGAAAACAATCAGTAGCCTGTGATCCATTAAAAACACGCGCACCTATATTTAAGAATCTAGCATTGTTGGCAGATGGATAAGAACCAGCAGAATAAAATCCAATTGAATCATTAGCAGGTGTAAGTGAAACACCATTTTTAAAAATTGTTGAGTTTGATGGAGTTGTTCCAGTAGTTGATAAGACATAAGACATTAATACATATGAATTTGTTGTAATTGTACCAGCAGCAGCTATAGTTGCCCGAGAACAGCCTTGGTGGAATCCAAAATTTCCTTGACCATTCAGTCCTGTAGTATATCCCAGTTCTGATTCTGTAGCACAATATGTATTAGTTACTTGATTCTGATAGGTCATTAAAAATCTTTGACTAGCAACAGTTGTAGCCATAAACACTACAAAAAAAGATCCTCCCGAGGTTGAAGATGTATAAAAAGGAAGAGTTGCTGATGATTGTAAGAATGTAGATGTTCCATTAAAGCGCGTTATGCTTTTTCCATTTAAGATAGATGTCTTGTATGTAGGTCTACTTCCAGCGGTTGCTTGCGTGAATAAATATGCATTAGTTGATTTATCTCTCCATGCTGCTATTGAGTTTCCATCTGCGGTTACAGTAGTGGTCGCGGAAGTATCTGTAAATAATGTTGACCGATCGGCACCATCTAACCACATCGCCAATCCTGAGATATTTCCAGGCATGGATGGCATACTTTCAATACCCCATTTCCAGCCTAAATATCCTTCAATCCGTTGACGGTCAGTTGTATTAACTGCGCTTTGATACACAAGTATCTCTCCAAAATAGCCAGACCAAGTATATTGCCCTGAAATTGTACCCGCACGAGCCGCGACAGAATAATTTGTATAGGTAAATGTACCTGAACTTGCTATATTTATCGAAGGATCTGTTTGTTGTGTGCCATTTAACCATGTATTTATGTATGTACCATCATATTGGAGTACATATAAAAAAGGCACATTTGCTAAAATAGGTGTTGGTTGCGAACTGCTGTTTCGTGCGCCATATATCTTAAAATCAGCATTATACATAGTAATCGGAAGAGAACCAACATTATCATAATCTAATTGTGATGGATTTCCAAAGCATAAAAGGCCACTAAATCCACCAAATGGTGAAATCAAACTTCCAACAATAAAAACAGTAATTGTAGTTGAACTGTTGGCAGAAATAGCACCTGTAAAATAGGATGAGCCATTAAAATACATTGCAGGTCTTCCATTTATAGCAGATGCTGTAATAGATGGTGATCCTCCAGAAGTAGCAAATACAGGTGTATTATTTGCTGGTACAATTTTATTTCTCCACGAGGTTACTGGTGAACTTCCTGTAAGAGTAGATGTATCACTAGCATCTAACCATAATTGACATCCTGTTACAGATCTTGGATCAAATCCTGAAATACTTTCTGATGTGCTTGCCGGCGCCGGCATTTTACTATTAAACTCAATATAATTATGTTTAAGCGTACGAATCTTTAATTTTTTTACTTCACTTTATGTAATGGCTGAATTTTCAACAATTATAAATGATATATCTGGAGTTACAAGTTTATCAACAATTTCAAATGTAATTATCCAAAATTTATCTAATAATCTATCCTTAATTTCAACTGTTTTTAGTGATATTTCAGGTTCTAATCCAAATGATATTGCTAGTATGATGAGTACTATGATGAATCAGCCACCTCCCCCTCCACCCATTTTATCATTAGATGATCTACTAAACACTGTTGATTATGAACTTCAGAAAGAACTCTCCGACCGAGTAATTGTTAATGCTTTTATGTCACCCGGATATGATGTTCTTAAAACAATGTTAAAGCCTTGGGCCAAAGCCGGATTTCCTACTAGTTTCTTAATTAGTTCAATTGAACTTAAGGTTCCACCTGTCTGCGCGGACGGTGTTTCACGATCTTTATCTTTTTACTTTGAATATTTGCTAGGAGTTTCAATTGCGACTGCTTTACAGAATCTGGCAACAAATACTACTGGAATGAGTTTTACTTATTCGCATAATGGCTCAAATACAATAAATCTTCATATATCAAAGTGTTAAATATTTTTAGTCTTTTTATAAAAGATGTAAAATATCTAAAAAGCAACCCATGTACTTGCTGTTGAATCATATGCTACAGTGATAGAATTAGATGGGGGAATTGTAAATGCCGATGCTAGTAAACCCGCAGAAGCGCCTGTCGGTGTAATCGACAAATAAGAACCAGTATTATTACGTAATACAATATACCACCCCGCAGCAGGAGTTGGCGTTACAGATGTAAAGACAATATTAGAAAACCCTGAGTTAGTTATGTAGTAGTATATACCATAACTATTATTACCAAATGTGGCATTGCTATTTGAAATAGAAGAAATAGGAATTGCTGAACGGCTGATACCATTTACATCAAGAGGATATGCTGGTGTAATTGTTCCAATTCCTGTATTAGAAAGATATGTACTACCGGAATTTGAAATAAATGCTCCAGTCGCTGACTGTATTATATTACTAACATGTGTAGTTACACCGGCAATTCCAACTGTTCCAGTATTTGAAGAATTAACAAATGTCGCTAAACCGGTTACACCCAAAGTACCTGTATTTGTTGTATTGCTGAGTGTGGTAATTCCATTAACACCTAGAGTACCACTATTTGAAGAATTTACGAAAGTTGCTAGACCAGTTACACCCAACGTACCTCTATTTGATGTATTAGAAAGAGTAGTAAGTCCATTAATACCAAGAGTACCAGTATTTGAAGAATTAACAAAAGTTGCTAAACCGGTTACACCCAAAGTACCTGTATTTGTTGTATTACTGAGTGTGGTAATTCCATTAACACCTAAAGTACCACTATTGGAAGAATTTACAAAGGTTGCTAAACCAGTTACACCCAAAGTACCTGTATTTGTTGTATTACTGAGTGTGGTAATTCCATTAACACCTAGAGTTCCAGTATTTGAAGAATTTA